TTAACGGCGCTATCCAAGCGTACCAAAACCTGATTGCCGAACTGGAGAAACAAGATGCCCCTCAAGAAATCGACCAGCCCCAAAGCGTTTAAAGAAAATATCAAGACGGAAGTGAAAGCCGGTAAGCCGGTGAAGCAAGCCGTTGCCATTGCCTATGCGGAAAAGCGGGAAGCCGCTAAAAAGAAAAAATGACATTTATTTATGCATTGGCAGACCCTGAAACTGATGAAGTTCGGTATGTTGGAAAAGCCGACTGTGTAAAAGAGCGTTATGCCAGCCATCTGCGTGAAGCCAAAACTGGCAAGCAATCACATAAATGCAATTGGATTCGTCAGGTAATTGTCAAAAAACAAAAGCCAAAATTGATTGTGTTAGAAAAGGTTAGTCAAGAAGATTGGAAAAAGGCTGAAATCTATTACATTGAAGAATTCAGAAAATTTGGTCATAATTTAACAAACATTGCTAAAGGCGGTGAAGGATTTGAATCTGGCTATGTGCAAGACCATTTGTTTTTGATGAAAAAATATCTTGGAAAGAGATACAACGAGTTGAAAATATTGGGAAACCATAAAGAACTAAGCAGATTAGCAATAACAATGGTTGGATTGGCAGACAAGCGACCCGACATTGTGCCTAAACGATGGATGGCGATTCAATTGCCTTGAAAATATGGAAGAAACTAAAAAAAGAGGGCGACCAACCCTATTTCAAGAAGAATATGCAGATCAATTGATTGCATATTTTGATATTGAGCCTTTTGAACGTAGACCATTGCTAGATGCACAAGGTAATGAAAAAGGCAGCGAAATCGTACCCGCTAAGTTCCCAACCCTTGCTAGATTTGCCACAATGATAGGTGTCACACGGGAGACATTGCACGATTGGGCGACATCTAAAGATGATGATGGTGAGCTAAAACATCCAAATTTTTCTTACGCCTACAAGAAAAGCAAGGAATATCAGGAAGCAATTCTTGTTGAAGGCGCTATGGCAAATGCTTTTCACGCCAATTTCAGCATCTTTACGGCTAAAAATGTGCTTGGCTGGCGAGATAAGAGTGAGCAAGAAATCACGGGGGCTAACGGCGCTCCCTTGCTTGCTGGGATTCAAGTCACTTTTGTAAAGCCTGATGAGCATTGAGAAAGCAATTAAGAATGTCCAGTTTCCGCAGAAGCTGGCGTTTCTGTTTGAACCGCAACGCTACAAGGTTTGCTATGGTGGTCGCGGCGGTGCTAAATCATGGGGAATCGCTCGTGCGCTTTTAATCTTGGGGGCTAAGTCTCCGCTGCGTATTCTGTGCGCCCGTGAGTTTCAGACTTCAATCAAGGATTCCGTCCATAAGCTGCTGTGCGACCAGATTGATAGCATGGGGCTAACTGGCTTCTATGAAATCACCGACAAAAGCATTCGCGGCAAAAACGGCACAGAATTCTTCTTTGTTGGCCTGCGGAACAACGTCACCAACGTCAAATCAATTGAAGGTGTGGATAAGTGTTGGGTAGAGGAGGCGCAAACCGTCTCCAAGACTAGCTGGAATACGCTGATACCTACCATCCGCAAGGAAGAATCCGAGATATGGGTTAGCTTTAACCCTGAACTGGACACCGACGAAACATACCAGCGGTTTGTGCTGAATTCACCAGCTAACTGCAAAGTTGTAAAGATCAACTGGTCGGACAATCCCTGGTTCCCTGAGACGCTACGCCTAGAGAAGGACGCCCTGCGGGATAGGGATATAGAGGCTTACAACACGGTTTGGGAGGGTCTGTGCAGGCAGACAGTGGATGGGGCTATCTTTGCTCGTGAAATCCAAATGGCTGAACTGGAAGACCGGATTACCCGTGTAGCTTATGACGCCACAAAGCCTGTTCACGCTGTGTTTGACTTGGGATGGTCTGACGCTACGGCAATATGGTTCGTCCAGTTTATCGGCATGGAAACCCGTGTAATTCGATACATTGAGGATAGCCAAAAGACCATTAGCGACTATCTAGCCAAGATGCAAACCTATGGCTACGTTTACGATACGCTGTGGCTTCCCCATGATGCAGAGAATAAGACCCTTGCAGCGGCAGGGCGTTCTATTGACCAAATTGTCCGTGCAGCAGGCTATAAAACCAAAATAATCCCGCGAACGCCCATTGTGGACAGTATCAACGCAGCGCGGACGTTATTCCGCAATTGCTGGTTTGATAGGGAAAATTGTTATGATGGGCTACAATGCCTTCGTCACTATAAATACGATGTAGACCCAGACACAAAGCAATTCAGTAAAAACCCGCTGCATGACCAATATTCACACGGTGCGGACGCTTTCCGAATGCTTGGCCTGGTGGTTAACGAACCGAAACGCAGAGTAAGCAAACCCAGCTACGCCATGCCACAAAGTTGGATGGGCTAAAGGATATATATGAGCGATTACGACGGCGACTACGACCCAATCATTGACGAAGCCAAAGACTTTCTAAAGCTGTGCAATGATGCGGACACTATGAACCGCCAAGAAGCCTTGGAGGATTTGAAGTTTGTTAACGGCGACCAATGGCCCGTCGAATTGCAAAACTCGCGCAATCTGGAATCTCGCCCAATCCTGACGATTAACAAGCTGGACGGATACTGCCGCCAAGTCACCAACCAGCAGCGCCAGCAACGCCCACGCATCAAAGTACACGGCACTAACTCCCAAGCGCAGGAAAAGACCGCTGAAGTCATCGAGGGCATGACACGGCACATTGAAGTCAATTCCAATGCTGATAACGCCTACGATACCGCCTTTGACCACGCTGTACGCATGGGATGGGGATTCTGGCGCGTTACTACGAATTACGTCAGCGAAGACAGTTTCGACCAAGAAATCTACATCGACACCATTGATAACCCATTCACGGTTTACTTTGACCCCAATTCCGAGCGCGTAGATGGTTCGGACGCAGAGCGTTGTTTAATTACAACAATGATGAGCAAGGAGAAGTTTCGCAAACTGTATCCTAAATGCGACGATGGAACCTCATTCACACAGCGCGGAACGGGTGATGCACAATCCGAGTGGATTACCAAAGAGGATATTCGCATTGCCGAATACTTTTACGTCCAGCGTGAATCAGCAACCCTGTACCAACTGAGCGACGGAACAAGTAAGTTTGCCGAAGGTTCAGACTTTTTTAAACGCCTTGAAATGGCTGGTTTGGAGATTGTGGACAAGCGCCCAAGCTATAAGCGCACGGTGAAATGGAAAAAGCTGACCGCGATTGAAGTGATTGAGGAACGTGAATGGCCTGGCACTTACATCCCTGTCGTACCCGTCTATGGTCGCCATGTGGTGATTGGGGACAAAAAGAAGAAGTTTGGTATGGTTCGCCACGCCAAAGATGCCCAGCGGATGTACAACTTTTGGCAGACAACCATCACTGAATCGGTTGCGCTTGCTCCAAAGGCCAAATGGATAATGGCAGAAGGCCAAGACGAAGGCCACGAAAACGAATGGGCTGGCGCTAACGTCAAATCCTATCCGCTGCTACGCTACAAGCAAACCGACATTGACGGACAGCCTGCACCCCCACCCCAGCGCCTGCAACCCGAACCACCGCCCACCGGCGTGATGGCGGCTGCACAGTCTATCAATCAGGACATCTCCACGCTAATGGGCATTTACGACCCTAGCCAACAACTGCCAGGCAATATGTCCGGTAAGGCGTTGAACGGTCAGCAGCAGCAGGTAGACCTGACAAACTTTGACTTTTACGACAACCTTACAAAGTCTATCCAGCACACCGGAAAGATCATCCTTGACCTGATTCCGCACGTTTACGACTCGCAGCGCGTAATGCGAATCATTGGCCCTGACGGAAAGCCTGACCTAGTGGGTATCAATCAACCGCAACAAGACGCCCAGGGTGTATATACCGTAATGCACGATATGAGCGTAGGCAAATACGACGTGGTGATGGACACCGGCCCTGGATACAACAGTAAGCGCCAAGAAGCTGTGGAATCTATGGTTGATATGCTCAAGGTTGACCCCGCCCTTATGCAACAAGCAGGCGACCTTATTTTCCGCAACATGGACTTCCCTGGCGCTGACATCATTGCTGATCGCCTTGCCGCTGCTAACCCGCTGGCGCAGATTGATGAAAAATCGCCTATTCCGCCTCAAGTGCAAATGCAACTCAAGAATGCACAGGCGCAAATGCAGAAAATGCAGCAAGAAATGCAGCAAATGCAATTGGCTATGAAACAACGCTCCGACATTGAGCAGGTCAAGCAAGACGCCGAAACTAAGCGCACGTTGATTAAAGAAACCAACCGCGCCCACGACCTTGAACTACGCGACCAAGAGCGCCACGCTGATATGAAGCTGCGGACTGATACGGCGGCGCACGATACGGTACTTAAAACACAGACTCAAATTGAGATTGAACACATTAAGGGACAGTTTGCGCTTATGTTGGCGCAGCTAGATGAACGCTCATTGCGCGCAGCATCAGCAGAAACTACTGAACGCGCTATATAGAATTTGTGGTATAAACCACACAACCTTACCAGTTAGGTATTAACTGGGTATATTTCTTGAGGAAACTCATGGCAAGTAGCGAAAAAGAAGCCGGTCAAGTATTGACTAGCGAGAATGCAGCGGATTTTTACTCAAATAGACTTGGATTAGCTGACGAACAACAGACTCCCGAGGCTGAGAAATCAGAGCCGGTAGAGGAAATTTCGCAGAGTGATGCAAGTGAGGAAGATGAAGCTAAACCAGCAGAAGAACGTAAACAGAATCCGAAAATCGAGAAAAGGTTTTCAGAAATAACCAAGCAACGTGAACTGGCGCGGCAAGAAGCGGCACGGGAGCGCGAAGCACGGGAACGACTGGAGGCCGAAGTAGCGGCTTTACGCCAGCAGACACAGCCTAAACCGGCTGCACCTGTTGATGCAAAGCCTCAACCGTCTCAATTTACTGATGCCTTTGAATTCGCAGAGGCATTAGCAGATTGGTCGGCTGAACAAGCATTGGTAAGGCGAGATAAGGAAGACGCTGAACGCAGGGCAGACGGGGAACGTCAGAAAGTAATTTCTGCATGGGCCTCTAAAGTTGCAGCAGCTAAAGCAGATATTCCCGATTTCGATGACATGGTTGCATCTAGTAGCGTGGCAGTAAATGACGCGATTCGTGATGCTATCTTGGAAAGTGAAGTGGGCCCACAAATCCTATATCACCTTGCAAAAGACGATGAAGTTGCAAAACGTATTACGTCTATGTCGCCAAATGCCGCACTACGCGAGATTGGGAAACTAGAAGCAAGGTTTGAGAAGCAAACTCAAGCGGAGCCGAGTGAACCTGTTGTAAGAACTAAAGCAAAACCGCCGATTAACCCGATTCGCAGCGCAAACAGTTCGATGGAAGCAAGTGTGGACTCTAACGGTCAATTTCATGGCAGCTATCAGGCTTGGAAAGCGCAACGCAAAGCGGGCAAAATTCGGTAAATCTTTTTTTATCTAGGAGTATTTAATCATGGCAAATAACTTGCTAACTATCAGCAAGATCACCAATGAAGCATTGATGGTCTTGGAAAATGAATTGACTTTCACTTCGGAAGTTGACCGTAACTACGACGACCAGTTCGCTGTGGTTGGTGCAAAAATCGGTAACACCGTTAACGTCCGTAAACCTGGTCGTTTCATCGGTACTACCGGCCCTGCTTTGAATGTTGAAGACTTCAACGAATCTAGCGTTCCCGTGACTCTGAGCACTCAATTCCACGTTGATACCCAGTTCACCACGCAAGACCTCGCTTTGTCGTTGGATATGTTCTCTAGCCGCGTTTTGAAACCCGCTGTTGCCGCAATCGCTAACAAGATTGACCGTGACGGTATGGTTATGGCTAACCTGAACACCGCCAACATCGTCGGTACTGCTGGTACGCCTCCCACTGGTCTGATTACTTATCTGACCGCTGGTGCTTACCTGGACAGCGAAGGCGCTCCCCGCGACGGTCGTCGTTCGGTCATCATCGAGCCGTTCACCTCTGCCACTATCGTTGACAGCCTCAAGGGTCTTTTCGTTCCCCAAGAAGCTATCGGCGAGCAGTACCGCAAGGGCCTGATGGGTCGTGATTCCGCTGGCGTGAACTGGAAACTTGATCAGAACGTCGTGTCTCAAACCTTTGGTAGCTGGTCTGCAAACACCATCGCCATCAACGTGTCTACCGGCACTGGCTTCCTGACCTCCGGCTGGTCGCAATTCTCGACTATCTCTTTGGCTGCTTCGTCTGCCTCCACGCTCAATGCTGGTGACGTGTTCACTATCCCTGGCGTGTATGCTGTCAACCCTCAGAACCGTCAATCTTACGGCAAGCTGCGCAACTTTGTGGTTATGGCTACGACTACCGTTGGAACCGGCGCTACCTCGGTGCAAGTAAGCCCCGCCATCATCACCGCTGGTCAATTCCAAAACGTGAGCATTACATCCTCTGGTTCTCAGAACATCACGGCGTTTAATAACACCGGCGTTGCTTCTCCTCAGAACATCATGATGCACCGCAATGCGTTTACTTTGGCTGTGGCTGACCTTGAATTGCCTGATGGCGTTCACTTTGCTGGTCGTGCTTCGGACAAAGAAATCGGTCTGTCTATGCGTGTGGTTCGCCAGTACACAATTAACAACGATTCCATTAACGGTGCAAACGATAAAATGTTTGCTATGGTGGCCTAATACTGTAAGGTGTTAAGGAAAAATTTTCTCTGATTGACTTGGAACTCTGGAAGCAGACAACAAGGCGGAAGCGATAAAAAGCACCGTGAACGACTAAGTGAGAAAACAACCTGTAACAAGGTTGATGCGATAGTCTGAACTGAGACGTAACTTAAATCCGAAGTCTCAGAGGGTGGATCGAAGAATCTACCCCGCCATTGAAAAATGGTCAGTAAGCCGAAAGGCCGAAAGTAACAGAATGCCCGACTCGTTTGGATGTACTGTATGGATGGGCGCCACTCTACCCTGAGTTGGCTTGCCGCATCGCTAGCTAAACCTGAATGGGGCTTCGGCCCCGTTTACTAACTTTTTTTTAAGGAAACTATCATGGCAAATCCAGGCCCAGCAGTAACTAATACTACTCACCCCCAAGGCGCTACGACCGCCACCACCCTGCGTCTTATTGGCACGATCAAGAACGTGACCGCTAACGCCACCGGAAACTATGCTTTCCAAGTGGTCAATAGCACCGTTTATCTGCCTCAAAGCCTCATGGTTACCAACCTGAACGCCAGCGGCGCTTCTGTCACTCCTACCGGATTGGCGCTCGGCGTTGCTACGACTTCGGGTGGTTCTAGCTTGTTCGGCGCGATCACCGCTGGTAACTTGACTACTCCTCAAGGTGTGTCGTTGGTTGCCGCTTCGTCGTCCGCCACCGCTGCTACCGTGCAAAACCTGTACTTGAACGTAACTGCTGGTCTGACTACTCCAGTCGCAGGCGCTACGTTTGACGTATATGTCTACGGCTACGACTTCAGCGTCCCGTTCTAAACGGGTATAGATAGAAGGAAGGCCGTCCTCAAAAGGGATGGCTTTTTTTCTTTTCGGGTTACAATTTCTCACCTTTTCAAAGGAATCAATATGTCTTCTACGACCATCACCCGTGGTAATTCCCACGAAACTTTTTACATCGCCCCTAGCCTTGCACCTACCGCTGTTGCTGCCTATACCAGCGCAGTTCAGACGTTTAGCGTCCCTGGCCTGCAAACAACTGATTTGATTTTGGTTATCGGCGCTATTGGCATTCAAACCGTGGGTATCATCCCTGGCGAGGCTGATTGTTATAACCCTGGCGTTCTTTCCGTTCAATTTGTAAATGCTACCAATGCAAGTGCTACTCCAGCACAAGGTGCGTATGCCATTCAAATCGTTCGCGCTGAAGGCCCGTTGCCCGTTACGGCTGTTTAATCATGGCTAACACCTCTGTACTCCGTTTGGCTGGTCAAACTCTCGGCCTGTCCGTGACGACTAGCGCACATTCGGCGGTTGCATTGGTAACAAATACGACTGACCAAGCTAATTACGTTTCTTGCCTAAATACGGGTACTGGAAGCGTAGCTATCAAATTCAGTCAAATTTCTACCGATTCAGCAGCAGTACCAGGGGACGGAACTTTCGGTGATTACATTCTGCCCGCAGTAATGGAAATGCCTATTGTTTTCGCCTGCCCTGTTATTAACAACCAATTGCCTTGCTACGTTACTGCAAAGAGCGTATCGGGGACTAACTTGGTTTACGTCACACCTTTGGTTGACCAGTCGTAAGGTAAAAAATGGCAAACCCAGCAAAGACCGTAGATCAAAACATCCTGCCAGTGCAGGCGCTGTTTAATCTGGATAACAGTTTCAACACTTTTATCGGTCAGGGTTTGCCATTTTATGCAACGATTAACCCCGTTCAGACGGGACTGACGATCACAAATAGCACTATTGATAGCACGACTATCGGTGCGATCGCACCTTCCACGGGTGTTTTTACCAATATCTTGTCCACTACCGGACAAATCACGACCTCACCTTCTGGAAACACCGACATTGCCAACAAAGCATACGTCGATGCCGTGGCACAGGGTCTGAATCCTAAGCAATCCGTCCAATGTGGAACAACGGCAGCAATCACGCTATCCGGCCTGCAAACCATTGACGGATACACCACGCTAGCAGGTGACAGGGTATTGGTAAAAAATCAGGCAAGCACACCGACAAACGGCATTTATGTCGCATCGGCTAGTGCATGGACTCGCGCTACTGACATGGATGTTTGGGCGGAAGTACCAGGCGCTTACACCGTAGTCGTTAACGGAACTACAAACGGCAATAGTGCTTGGGTGTCTACCTCCGCCGTTACTGGAACCATTGGAACTACGCCGATTACCTTTGTGCAGTTTTCCGGCGTTTCTACCTATTACGCGGGCACAGGGCTATCACTGGCCTCCAACACGTTTAGCATCGCAAATACGGGCGTTTCTGCGGCTTCCTACGGCTCTGCAAGCCAAACCCTTTCGGCGACTGTTAACGCGCAAGGCCAGCTAACCGCATTGTCTGCACAGGCCATCGCAATTGCTAATACTCAAGTTTCAGGCTTGGGAACAATGTCTACGCAAAACGCCAACAATGTGGCGATTACGGGCGGTAGCATTACGGGAACGCCGATTAGCGGCTCTACGGTGGGCGGAAGCACAATTACCGCATCGTCTCAGTTTAGTGGCCCTGGCACGGGTTTAACGGGGACGGCAACATCATTAAGCATTGGCGGAAATGCGGCTACTGCAACCACAGCGACCACAGCCACTACGGCGACCACAGCTACTACTGCGACAAACCTTGCTGGTGGTGCTACTGGTTCCTTGCCGTATCAAAGTGGCGCGTCTGTTACCTCTTTTTTAGCTGCTGGCTCAAATGGTCAGGTTTTAACGCTTGCCTCTGGTTTACCTTCTTGGGCAACGCCTACAAGCGGAACCGTTACTAGCGTGACCGGCACGGGTACTGTTTCCGGAATTACTTTAACTGGCACGGTAACAAGTTCAGGAAGTTTGACGCTTGGCGGTACGCTAGATTTGTCAAGCCCCCCCGCTATTGGTGGGACAACTGCAAACACAATTACCGGCTCAACAATTAACGCGAACGTAAAAGTTGTTAGCCCTGATTACTATGCACAATCTGTTTTAGGTGGGAACCTCCGCACTTCAGGCGGTACAAGCCTGCTTAATTGGGATGGCGGCGGCAGCGGTAACGTAACCGTAAACGGTGGATTGTCATTTACTCCAGCTAACAAAAGCGCAACACTTTCGCCAACAGGTACGGGGACGGTAACAATTAACCCAGCTACTGCTGGAACAATAAATAATTTGTCTATCGGTGCGACTACTGCGGCGGCTGGTTATTTCACCACGTTATCTTTTACGGGCGCTCTAACAGTTAATTCCTCCACTGGAACATCAGGACAGGTTTTGACTAGCGCAGGCTCTGGAACGCCAACCTGGACTACTCCTACGGCGTATGCCACGGTAACGGACGACACTACGACAAACGCGACTCGGTATCCATTGTTTGCTTCCGCCACCGCTGGAAATCTGACAACCGAATACACCAGTTCCACGAAATTAAAATACAACCCAAGTACAGGCGCTCTCACAGCCTCCCAACTAATCATCGCACCGTAAAGGAAAAATCATGGGTCAATTAGTCTTTCAAGCCACGCTAGGCGGTCAAGTTAACTTGATTGGCCCAAATACGGCCTCCACCTTTAACATTAGCGTCCCAGCCACCTCCGGCAACATGGTGACAACCGGCGACACCGGCACGGTCACGACCACAATGCTGGCATCGACCACGGGTTCCGGTGCGGTAGTGCTTGCCACCTCTCCCACGCTGGTAACGCCTGCCCTGGGAACTCCTAGTGCGCTTGTTGGTACAAACATCACCGGCACGGCTGCTGGTTTGTCTATCGGCGGCAATGCAGCTACTGCGACCACGGCAACCAACGTATCTGGTGGAACTAGCAGCGTAACCAGCGAAACCGTATCGGGCAACCTTACTTTGTCTGGCGGCACTGCCAACGGTGTTGCTTACCTTAATGGCTCTAAGGTGGTCACGACTGGTAGTGCGCTGACGTTTGATGGGACTAATTTTGCAACTACTGGAACAGTAACAGCCAATGGACGTTCCAAATTTATTGGTGCAAGCGAGCCTTTTGCAGTTTATTTGCGATACAACGGAAGCACCAATGGCGTTTATTTGGGAAGCAGTGCAGCGGACATTTTGAACGCATACGACTCTGCTGGTAATCCGCTTTATCAGTTTGGCGGTACAGCGGATGTTTTCTATATTGGCGGATCCGAACAAATGCGCCTTACCAGCACAGGGCTTGGTATTGGGACGAGTTCGCCTGCTTATAAGCTGGATGTAAATGGCGTAACCCGATTCGGAGCAAGTAATTCTGCAATCTTGGCTGGTGTTGGTGGTGCTTTTGCTGGTGGTCAAGGTGAGTTGTACACACTCAGCACTTACAACTTGGGCATTGGTACTACGGGCGCAGCAGCATTGCGTATGTACACCAACAGCGTACTAAATGCCACCCTCGACTCCAGCGGCAACCTTGGACTAGGTGTTACTCCTAGTGCTTGGGCGACATATAAGCCGCTTCAGATTGGCTCAATTGCTTATGCTGGCAATGGAACAGACCTTGAAATGGCTTCAAATGCCTATTACAACGCTGGATGGAAATACATAACTACATCAGGCGGCGCAACACGATATTCACAACAAGAGTCTGCTTATGGGGCTCACGCTTGGTATACCGCCCCGTCCGGCACAGCAGGAAACACCATCACCTTCACCCAAGCACTCACATTGACCGCTGTGTCAAATCTTTTGCTTGGCGGTACTTCTGACCCCACTAGCGCATCTGGATGTTTGGTTATTTACAACCGCACCGCAGCGCCAACAGGTAACATTGCTGGCGGCACTTTGTACGTTGAAGCAGGTGCTTTGAAATATCGTGGTTCATCTGGAACCGTAACTACATTGGCGGTAGCATGATTACCCAACAATTAGTCGCTGAATACTTTGACCACAAAGACGGTCATTTGTATTGGAAAAAAGTAGCACACCCTAACAAGCAATACCTTGTTGGGCAAGAAGCAGGTTCAATCCATGCAACTGGCTACCGTCATGTAACGTGGAAAGGCAAAGTGCATAAGGTTCACCGCCTTATTTTCTTGCTTGAGTATGGCTATATGCCCAAGGAAATTGACCACATCAATGGTGACCGTCAAGACAACCGCTTGAAAAATTTGCGTGAAGTAACCCGTAGCCAAAACCAATGCAATCGTTTTGTGTTGGCAAACAACACATCTGGATATGCTGGTGTTTCTTGGCATAAGAAAAGTAAGTCTTGGGTTGTCCGTTTAATGAAAGATGGAAAAACCAAAGCAATTGGTTATTTCAAAGACCTTGAATTGGCTGGCCTTGTGTCGGCTGAAGCCCGTTCCCTGTATCACGGCGTTTACGCCAAATAACCCAAAGGAAATATCATGTCAGCAACAATTACTTGGACTATTAGCGCGATGGACGCCTACCCTCAAGCAGAGGGTCAAACCGATGTCGTCTGTACCATTCACTGGACTTGCTCCGGTGTGCAAGACACCCACAACGCCAGCGTGTACAGCACCTGCGGTGTTACCTACTCGGCTGGTACACCTTACACCCCCTACGCTCAATTGACGCAAGACCAAGTATTGGGATGGATTTGGGCGGGTGGTGTGGATAAAGCTGCTACGGAAGCTGCTGTGCAGACCCAGATCGACAACCTGATTAACCCTCCCGTTGTACAACCTGCACTGCCTTGGTCTGCATAAGCTAACCCTCATCCTCGCGCTGACGCTGCTAACCCCAGCCAGCGCGGAGAAAAAGTACGAATGCGTCCGATGGCGATGGACTGGTGACTATTACGAACGTAAAGTCTACTGCATAGAATGGCGTGAGAAAAAATGATTACATCTTGGTCAATACTATCAATCATTGCTGATGATGGCGTAATCACGGAAGCCAAATATCACATTAAAGCCACGGACGAAGTAAATGTCGTGGAAACTGAGGGTAATTGGACGTTTGATAAATTCACTTGCAACACGCCATTCTCAGAAGTAACAGAGGCAATGGTGGTTGATTGGATTAAAGAAGGCGCTACCGTACACGGCAAAAGTGTAATAGAATCACGGCTAGAGGAACAATTGGCGCTTATGCAAGCGAAATCTGTTGCACCTCCGTGGAAACCGCCCGTGTTTACATTGGAGTAAAAAAAGTGGTACAACCGATTGATATTATTTCTCGATCATTGAAGGACATTGGCGCATTAGAGGCAGGTGAAACGCCCACGCCAGAGGCAGCGCAAGACGCCTTTGATATGTTCAACGATATGCTAGACCAATGGTCTAACGAATCAATGATGGTCTATTACAAGACCGAAATCATTTTCCCCGTTGTTTCTGGTCAAACTCAATACACCATTGGCCCAGGCGGTCAAATTGGCGCTACCTTTGTCGGCTCCATCGTAGGGAAAACCCTCACCGTTACCAGCATCACGTCCGGTGCGATCGCTATTGGACAAACCTTGTCCGGCACTGGTGTTACCGCAGGAACCACAATTATTGCGTTTAACACTGGCGCAGGCGGCAACGTCAATGAAGCTGGAACCTACACTTTGAGCGTTAGCCAAAACGTCTCTAGCACCACAATCTCTGC